TTTTCGGGTTCTTCTGTAATGCAGCTTTAGTGCGCGCAATCAGGTCCTGATATAACGGTTTACCCACACCCCAGCGTGCCGAATCCTGGCTGGCCCCCGTGTCCGCACTGAATGTCCCCTCAGCGCCCTGGGTGAATGCAGAACCACCACGACAGCATGGTACCAGCAGGATCCCCGCGTTATTCGGGATATACGGAAGCAGTTTTTTGGCAATATGTAAGCCCTGGCCGACACAGCCGTACTGCCCTTTGCTCAGGTCTGCCTTCGGATGATTCAGCGTACTCATATCCTGCACATCATGCAGGCAGTGGTCAGCCGGAATGATGTCGTTATACGTACAACTCTCTCCACCCGGAGTTACCGTGCTGCGGCGCGCCAGCTGTTTAATGCGCGGATCCGGAGCATCGTAAGAATCCGGTAACGGAAGCCCTTCACCGTAGGCCATGCCGTTGGACTGTCCGGCAAGCACAACCACGTAGAACCAGTCCGGCTTAGATGAAGGGCCGACCTGTGGATCTCCTTCAATAGCCACCGCCTGCATCAGTGTGTACGGCGTAATGGCAACCGGTCCGCCGTATGGCTGCCAGCCCTCTTTCAGTTTGTGTGTCAGCTTTTCCGCAAGGTCTGACGGCGACGCCGCCCTGACAACATCATAGTGTTTAAATGCCATGAATCCTCCCGGCCGGGATAATATTGTGAGTAAAATGAGGAGCGGGCTGAAGTCCGGAAGTTACAGGACAATGGCAGAAGAGAGACAACAGCCCGCAATACGAAAAAGGCCGCGCTATTGCGCAGAGTGATTACTGTCGGATATTATTCGCCAGCTGAAATATTACTTCACGTTTTGTTGTTTATTCCTTGCCGCCCGCGTCTCCCTGCGCGGGCTTTTTTTGTCCATAAGAAAGCCCCTCCGGAGAGGGGCTGGAGAGTGGCGCTATGTGCCATTGCATGGTGCCGGGTGCCTCCCGGTGAATTCAGTACCAGCACCTGAATCCGCGATTATCCCATATACCTACTCGCTGATTGCCCCTCCGCACAGGGGGATTCACCATGCCAGTTTCTTTTAACAAACTCCCCGCAAACCAGACAACAGTCAACCGCCTGAATTGTGAGACATTTAAAAAAAAGGCCCGCAAAAGCGAGCCAGGGAAAATAAGTGTGGCGCGTTGTACTGGATTCGAACCAGCGACCTGGCGATTATGCGTCGCTCGCTCTCACCACTGAGCTAAAGGGCCGGGAGCAGAATAATAACGGTCCGTAATTAATTCCGCAATAAAAAACCCGCTCAATGGCGGGTTCTGGTAAAGTTCATGCGCTTGGTTCGCCTCGCGATACAGCTTTGCGAAGCGTACCGGAATTGAAGCAGTTTATGTGCAAAAATGCAAGAACTTTTTTAAAGCTGCATCAACCTTTCCACCAGTTTATCTCTGCGAACAACAAACCAACCATTGGCTCTCGCCAGTTCCAGCCATGACTCAAGGGAAATAACAATATCATCATCCCGTAACTGAATTGTGGAAACAGTGACACCACCTCACTGATAACAGAGAACTCGCGTGTCGTAACTTTTCTGGCATGCAACTGGCGCTGACGGATCCTTTTGACTGAAATAGCAGTCTTCCAGTTTTTCGAACACATCCCACGCCTGATCGGTTTCGAGCATTTTTGCGTGGCGGGCTGCTCCGCGTTCTGTCCAGAGGATAAGGGAGCGGGCTTTGGGAGAGATGGGATTTTGTGAGTAGTTTAAAGCTACCCGCAATTCTTTAAGGTCATTACCAACAACTTTGAAAAAGTGTTTCCCTTCAACGAAGCGTACTTTGTTCTCATGATGATTCTGGCGAATACGCACCGGCTCAGTGCCGTAAAGCTGCGCCAAAAGTTCGGTGGTAATAACAGGAATCCGGTTATGGGTGATCGGGGAGAGAGTTTCAACAGAAATTTGAGTTGTCATAATGACGCCCTCTGGTGGTTTCTAAACTATCACCACCGTCAGGTTCCAATCATCGGGTGGTGAGACGCACAGGGTTGGAACTACCGGGAAACCGACCGGCGAGCTTTTCAGCTCCCCCATGCGCCCCACCATAATTCAGATGTGCGCGTGCATACGACAATAAAAAACACGCTCGCGGCGTGTGTCTGTCGCGGTCTCTATCCGGGGTTCCAATCCCGACGCCAGATTTTGCTGGCGCGTGAGGAATATAGCCCCGGATAACAGATTGAGTCAACAGACGGTTTTTAGATCCCCGGAAGAGAATGCATCACGCATCGGTAGATAGAGCATATATTCAGCAAGATTTAGCCATACATCTACCCGACTGCAGCACGTCCGAAAACACCACTCAGGGTGTGAATCATTCAGCAATTCAGCCATTTTTCGCTTAGTCATCCCCCTCCCTTCATATCGTTGCCGGAGGATACAAATCAATCCTGGGTGTTCTGCCAGCACTTCACTAATCACCCGATCAATGCATAACGCCTCTGCATCAGTACAATGCACCAGCCAGCTTTTTTGCTTGCCGTTGATCATATCCCGCAAAAAAGCCTCAAGTTCAGGTTTGTCCAGACCTGCTTTTTTCATCCTCTGGAGCGCCTCGTTAATTGCCGTTTTTGTCAGCTTTTTAGAGGTCAGCAACTGGTTGAACATATTTCCCGTCTTACCGCCGCCAATATACGACCAGCGCCCCCACATGCGCAGTTTCCCCTGAATCCAGACACTTTCCAGCGTGGTGAGACGAAGGTGCTCTCCGCTTTTTCCTGTGTTCGTTGGGTAAATCATAAATAACCGTCCTTTCTCCAGATCTCTTGTGTGCGAAAAACACCTTCTGCATGCATCAGGCGCAATTCTTCTTTGGTGTAATCGCTGGTTTTTACTCTCCCGTCGATTAAATCGTGGCATGAGTTACAGGCAATCGCCGCCTGCATATCGTGTGGTTTTGTCGCTGTTCCGCACGTCCCCGCCAGCCTGTAATGCGCCAGCACAGAAGTTTCGGGATTGTGATTGCAGTAGCCAGGAATTCTGACTGTGCACATCTGCCCCCGCGCCGCTTTACGTAAATCCACCATTACGCAAACTCCAGTAACTGCGCGGCCACATTTTCGACTTCCTCCGGAGAGGAAAATTTACGGAACAGGATCCAGTTCCACAGCACATTCAGTACAGATTTATAAACCTGCTGAAACTCGGTTTCGTCCATGTTCGCAAATGCGATAGATTTTGCCCTGCGCCCACGACTACCGTCCGGATAAAAATGTTCGGTGTAAAATCCGGCCTGAATGGTTACCCATTCGCGAAAAGCGTCAAAGGACTTGAGTAAGGCCGTATCCCGGGTTCTGCAAGTCGTAACGGTGTTAAGGTATTGCTCTGCGGCATCACTCAGGGCTGGCGTATGTTCCCGACCTACTGATTCGCACAGGAAATCAACGAAACCGGACACCAGTTCTCGTTCGCGAGGCGTGATCGCCCCACCGTTCGGAGTCCAGTAATCGAATCCCAGTTGCAGGAGTTTGAAAAAACGCTTGTGGAACGCGTAGTTACGCACTCGCTTAAAGTCCGCGTGTATCCACTCACCTATTTTGATTTGATGCAAAAAATCGCAACTCTCCGGCGTCGCCGGGAGAAGTAATCCGGAAGAGGTTTGTTTGACCAGTTGTATATGCGCCATTGCTGTCTCCAATGGCGCTGTAGGTTGCCAGTTGTTCAGGCTGGCTTACGAATTATAACTCATTCCCGAATCACCTTGAAACCGAGCCTTTCAAGATATTCAATGAATGCCTCGATAGATAAAATTACATGATTATCAGGGATTAACGTTGCGTAGATAACTTCCCCATTCTCAACGCGCACAGCAAAGAGGCCATTTTCACTAAAAATTTCACGTAATTCTTCAATTTTCATCAACAGAATCCTTCCAGATAAATAGCACCCCCCTGTTCGGGGTCCATCCCTCTTCTCCCTGCGCGCTACTTAAGTGCATCGATTCTAGTCAGGCATACCCGCTTATCAACAAACGAAGGTCGGTTTAGTGGAGGAATCGGCTAAAACTTGATCTGTTAAAGTAAAAAACCCGCCGAAGCGGGTTTTTTGTATATTACATACTCTCAATGTCATTTTTTAGTGAGTGCTTGTGTAACTCCATGGAGTAATCAACATCACGAAGAGTTTTTTCAATCTGCTTGCTTCTCAGGGTGGCAAGCGCATTATCAATTGACACTTTTTCTTCATCTGAAGCATCAGCTCTCATTTTCGTAAGAGTCTTACGAGCCCTTGCCACATCCACCTTGAAACGTACGTCCTCTATGCTAGGTACGTTAACAAACGTAAGAAGTAGCAAAAAGAAGTGAGCAATAACAACAGCAACCCCAGGGAGAAATGCGTTGATATCAGCAGGTAACCCAATATATGCGCTAGCCTTGACCAATAGGTAATTTGCCACCGGTGTGCACCACGCTTGGCTTGCAACATACTTAGATTGTTGAATCATGAAGTGCCTCGCGTTAAATCACGCTGAACCTCACTCAACGTGGACGCGAGCTCACGTGCATCCTTTGCATCCAACTGAACTTCGCAATAATGCCTAACTCCACATCGATCTATATAAGTAAATTTGAGTGTCTTACTTGGTTTAAGCCAAACCAAAAAATGATATACAGCAAAACGAGCCAACATAAAGGCGGCAACAAAAACCGTAATCATCAACATGACACTTAAATAAGGCATATTATTACCTATACGATTCGACGTTCAGCTGCGGCGCGATGCCGTACAACCTGCGTGATAATGTATGCTGGATTCCCCAATACACCATTAGTTTCTTTGACTCTTTTTGTCACATTCACTACAAAAAGATCATCTTTACTGAATGACGCTTCGTTTAAATTTACTCGCTCAAGAAAACCAGCATCCGCCATCTTAACCTTTACATCCTCGCCGTCTGGCAATACCATCCTCCAATCTGTATCGGAAGTAAAGCTCAGCTTAGAAAACTTGACGTTTAAGGTCAATGAGTCTTCATGTGTATGTTGTACAACCGTATTATTCACTTTTTTAAAAGAAACAGATTGCTCTTGCGAAATAGAGACAATCTCCTCCCCACTTGAGTTTTTTACTCTAAACGACGAGTTTTTTTCAGTTTGCAGAGGAGTGTGTACCAATTTACTCATTTCATTGCGGATCGTAGAGTTTGTAACGAGCTTTTGTACGTCATTTGAACACTCAAATCGCTCATTATCAACAACAAAAGTCGCTCGGTTATTGGCTTCATCTATAACAACCTCATGTGGCTTTCGCCCTCGCAACCATTCTACAACCCCAACCAAACTCCCAGCACTTGCGCCGGTGGCAACAGAAAGCCCCAAGAGTTGCAAAGTAGATAAACTACCCAAAACAGAGACAAGAACAGTAAAAGATCCTTCCTGAATTGCCTTAATACTAACCCTAGTTGTTGCAGTCTCACCGTGGATAATTTTCTCTGCATTATCAATCAAATTACTTAATGAAGACAGAGCATCACCAAGCATTTTAGCATCGATCTCATTATTCGCATATGCATCCCCAGCATATGCAATCTCAAGCTCTGTTACCTGTTGGTCGGTCATGAAGTTCAACTCCACCATAAAAAATATGCAAAATAATTAACAGTATTTTCACTTTATGGCGGGTGCGTTGAGGATGCCTGACACATCAGAGGTGGCGGGGGTTTACCCCGCCTGGTCTCTTACTCCTCAGGTTCGTAAGCTGTGAAGACAGCGACCTCCGTCTGGCCGGTTCGGATTCGTACCTCGCAGAGGTCTTTCCTCGTTACCAGTGCCGTCACTATGACGGTTAAACAGATGACGATCAGGGCGATTAACATCGCCTTTTGCTGCTTCATAGCCTGCTTCTCCTGCTTCTCCTTGCCTTTCGGCGCGTAAGAGGCTAACCTACATGTGCAAGTCATAGATATGGCCTCAGATTAATGTTAAGCGTCTTGCCGGACGCGTAATGTTAACTGGGGCTTTTCTCTATCTGCCGTTGGTGTTCATGCCCGAGGCAGATAGCCTCAAGCACC